ATGGTGCAATTTTTGTTAATAATACTGTTAACAAACTACTAGTAGAGCTATAGTTACCTGCATTATCTACTACTCTACAAGCTACTCGATATTGCGTTCCTGGTGCATCAGATAATCTAGGAGTTGGGAACTCTTTTAAATCTATACTTGTTGTACCAGTAAAAGTAACTTTTTTAATATCAGCGCTTGTGTTATCCCAAAAATCGCCTGTACCGGGATCTTTAAACACTCTTACTTCAAAGTACTTAAAGTCATTTGGCTTTGTAGCTACATATGGAACAATATTTAAAAATCTACGAGAGCGCTTAGCGGTCATACTGGTAATTCCTGAAGTATTAGTAGACCTACCGTTTGCTACTACATATTGAACACCTGACCAAGGACCTGTTAAAGTACCATCAGCATTTGTATACCTGGCACGAACTTTGTAACTTGCTCCAGTAGTAAGATTACGTACCGTAATACTTCCGCTGTCTTTGTTTGTAATGTAAGAGTTAGTAGAACTGTTATCACTAAACTCAGAGTTGGCTAAAACTATTTGTAATTCAATTTTTGTAGCATATTGAGACAACTTAATTGGGTTAGCAAAACTAACAAGTAAGATATTTTGATAGTTTCCTACAGATATTTGCTCATTTATATCGTTGTCGCTTACCATTGCAGTAATAATAGGAGGATACAAAATAGAATTTGTACCGACACTAACACTCTTGCCAGTTATATTAGCATCGTAAACAAGATTGGTAAATGCTTCATTATAAATATCTGGTGAATAGTCCACTAGAGTCAATCTAGCTGAAGTATTTCCGGTGGGTTCTATAGAGATGACAATTAAATCTTGGGTTTCTTTGTTAATTTCTCCAAGCATAAATAAGTTGTCTACAAGCACTCCATCCGCCGACACTGAACTAGATAGATTGATTGTATCATAATAGCCTGTTGTGGTTATTGCTGCAAGATTTTTTAATTTAGAGTTATTTGAGCTGGCATTGGTGCGTATACGTATTACATAAGAAGTGCCTGCTGTTAGCTTAATACTCTCCGAAAGCTTTAGTGTCAAGCCGCCATTAGATATGTCAACAATACGGCCAGTACCTGTACCCCACATAGGTACATCATGTGCAACTTTAACCCAATCGCCACGATTACATACCAAATACTCAAAGTCAGTATTAAAAGTATATGTTTCAGGTCGCATTAAAAGTTGTGCAAAATGCCACTTAGCAAAATACTCTGCTTGAGCTTTGTTAGTAACTCCTGATAGCCGTAACTCTTCAAAAATTGCAGCATTACTTGAGTTTTTACCGTTGTTGTAAACGATTATTTCGTTTGGCTGATATGCTTTATCTGCGTCTGGATAAGTTATACGGAAGCCGTCTGGTATTTTAGGCAAAATTTTCGTAGACTCAAAACCCCAACTATTGTGTGGTGTAAAATGCTGTACGGGATAACTGCGCGGCTCGTCTATTACCACAGACCACTTACCATCAATAAAACTAGGGCTAGCTTTACCTGCTGCTGCAATATCTCGCAATACTTCCATTACGCTCTGAGTACTAGTTAGTACAGAATTGTAACTTAATTTTTTACTTACACAATAACTGTGCCAGTGTTGAAATTGAGCAAGATTAATAGAACTAACAGCATTTGCAATTTCTACTCGATATGCGTTAGCTGGATGAGTTAATACATATAAAAATAAACTTGCTGGATTATTTGTGGCTCGCTTAGTCCAGTGTGTACCGTCCCAATCATAACAGATTGTTTGTAAGAGGGCATTTACGCCTTCAATATTACCATTTGCTTTATTAGAGCTTTGAACACGAATAGCAGTTTTTGCTAAATTACAGCCTGGCGGATTAGTTGCGGGTATAGTGTTATTATATCCGGTAACGCTAAACAATACTACTTTGTGATAGTTATGAACGTTATCCGTTGGCTCGGTATCATCACTGTTTACTCGACGTACTCGTACTTGATAAACATCTAGTGGTAAGTTTTTAATTTTATAAACAAAGTTAAAAGCATCTTTGCGTTTGCTATAAAAACCATTTGTTCCAAATGTTAAAATAGTATTAGAGCCTGAAGCTGCGTTTAAAAATCCATCACTGTTAAAAGTAATTCGGCAAGCTACACCAGCAGCTCCACCAGTATTAGTAGCAATTATTTTTACAGTTTTACTTCCTGCTTCAATATAAACTGTATTACTTACAGTATCATTATACCCAGGTTTTGGAATAGAAACTACTTTTTCTCCACCAATATAAACTTCGCCACTATCGTCAGCAGCAGCTTCTACTTTATAATACCCACTCTTTGTAAAAGTAACTGTTGTAGATTGGTCAAAGTTAAGGGTACCTGTAGTATTCCATACACCATAAGTTTTTAGAAATTGTGTCCAGCCACCCCAACTGCCTGGAGCTTGTGTACCCGGCATGCCTGTGGTTTTAAAAATTTCATTTTCCACACCTGTTACTAAATCGGATTGAGTATCTGTATAGTAACCAGTTGCAATATTAACTGCTACAGAACCAGTATTATAAGTAGTAGTTCCAGCGTCTAAATAAGTATCTGTTACGTTAGTGTGACTAAATCCAAAACCAGTATAGTTTGTTGAATCGCCTCGTAAATCTGTATGAGTTACATATCCTGTATTACCATAAACGCAAACATTATACAGTTTTACAAAACTAGAAGGTACGGTTGGTAATCTTGTATATGTATCGTTAAAACCTAACAAAGAACTATAACTATTTGCTCTATAGTCAGCTATTAAATCAGCGCTTGGCTCGGCTAATTGACTGTTTGTAGCAGCGCCGGCAAATAAATGTACTTGCCCACCAGGGCTAAGTGCTAGCGTATACCAACGATATAAATTAACTACTGAGCCGCTGTAACCATTATCACCATTTAAAATACTAGTAGTAGTATAAGTAGCTGCAGGTAGTGTAGCCGTAAAAGCTGAAGTAGACGTTGCGGAAGCAGTACCTAATGCGTAATTAGGTAGATTAGTCCAGCCACTAGTAGAAGTTTTATATTGTATTTCTACAACTGCTGTGGCTTCATTGACTTTTCCAGCATCTTTGTCTTTTGTAATAATTTGACGCATACCTTCTGGAAAGGTAAGTGCTATATCAAGCCCTGTTACTTGTTGTATTAGTGACGATGTTACCCAAGGATTATTCCCTGTAGCTACATCATTTACTAACTCTACTTGCTTAATTTCTTGTTCTACGTCTTGTCCGTATAGTTTGTTAAAAGCTGTAGGATTATCTGTGGAATATCCATATAGCGTAACTGGCATTGGCAATTCTTGTGCAAAACCAGTATAGTAATCTGTTATTGGGCTATTACCAATCTGTATATCACTTACTTCAAGGGGGCCAAAACCCCAAACAATAAGTAAGTTTAAAATACTTGTATCCGTTAATGACTCAACATAAGGAGTTGCACCCAACATACCCGTCATTCGTACTTTTCCAAGTACCACAGGTATTGCGCCAAAACGGTTAGCTTGATTACTGCTACCGTTAAATAAATTTAACTGATTAGCAGAACCTGGATCCGCCTGCATATTAGGCCGAATAGGAAATATAGCATTAGCCAACGCCATGCCTGCCATATTAGTAGCTGCAACTGCTGCTGTAAAAGCTACTTTTTGTCCAAATGTTACACCAGCAGCAGTGATTGCTTGACCTTCTGCTAATCCTGCGGCATAAGGACCTATATATTGAAAGGCAATAACAGCTACTACTACCATTAGTAACATGCGAGCTGCATCTTTACCAGGTACGGCGCGATAAGCTAATGTTTGGCCTTGTTTGACGACTGTGGTTTCCCAGTCTTTTTGTGCAATGGGTACTCCGTCAATTAAAACTACGATCTTTGAAAATAACTTTTCGCTGACTTTGTACTTGTTTTTAATAAACTCAGCAAATTGTTGAACTGTAGTTCCTGCAACTGTCCAGTCGCGATGAACTATAGTTTGTAATGGATGAGGCATAGTAGTACTTGCTACCATAGCCTGCTGTGAATATTTATAATATCCACTAATACGCTTATTCCATTGGTGGCCTGACAGTGATTCTACTACACTGTCTTTGCCATCGCGGGAATGTAAAAATTTATCGTCACCGACATAGATGCCGATGTGTGTTGGTTCACCAAAAATATTAAAAACAATTAAGTCTCCGACTTCAGGTTTATCTACTGAAGTCCAAGACTCTTTATGTTGATTTACTAATTCTTTTATGTTTTCACTAGTTTCGCCATTGTATTCTGTAGAATAACTTGGCAGCTCAATATTGAATTCTTGCAAGTAGTACAGACGAGCCAATCCCCAGCAGTCGATACCACTAGTATCTCTGCCGTTGTCCTTATAAGGTAATCCAATATATTTGCTTAGTGTCATTAAAATAATCCTGGAAAATAGCTAGGCGTAAAATTAAACGCAGGGAACGGTTCTACAGCATAACTAATCATGCTTACATCAAAACTAATGGATTCTGAATTGTAAGTAGCACTAGTTATGTAAAACCCAGGAAAACTAGCTTCTACTGTATTTGGAGAGCTAGCTAAAACTATTTCTATTAATAATTTTGTTGGCTTTGTTAATTGTGTTCTTACTATTTCTACAGCTTCTGGAGTTACATAGTTTAGGATTATAGAACAACTAGGCGATCCTGTGTCTTGCTCAGTGGGTAGCGACACTTGCATAGGTAAAAATACAAAGTCGTTTGTACGGCTTGTTACACCGTACAACACCTCGTCAGCAGTCTCGGATATTCTTTTAGTATAGTTGTCTGCTAGTCTAATTACTGGTAGATTAGTAGCGGGATCATATACGGTTAAAAGCATTATAATGCTTTCTTCCGTTTCCGAAGAAAACATAGCTTTAACAGCTGCTGCGGATAAACTACTTAATCTACTCATGGTAATATTTCAAAATTAAGACTTGTTTCCCAGTAGCCTGGGGCCAGATACTTGAGTTCAAATAGCTGTCCTTCGCCAGTTGGAACTATTCTGGCCTCTACAGTTGTATATAGTCTTGGATGTGGAAAACCAAAGCGTGCTACGCCTTTTATATCGTTTTTAATCCAACGCTCAAGTTCTGTTACATTGGCGGTTGTAAGTATAAAACTAAGCTGCATAGAATTAGGTTTAGCGCTACGTCTACGCTGTTTTGCAGGACCTGAGTCCATTTGAGAGCGAATAATATTCACTCCAATGGACTCAGTAAAGCCTTTTTGGGGAACTTGTGGAAAGTTACCTGTTGTGGGCCATGTATAAGTATATGCCATATTTATCTCCTAGGTACGGATGGTCTAGTACCAAAAGTATTAGAGAATGTTTGTTGTAAAGAACTGCCTGATCTAGACATTTCGCCTGCAACCATATCTCCAATAACTACTTCTATTTTGCGATTTCCGCGTGAATCAGTAGTTTCCTTAGTAGTAGCCTTTTCGCTTCCATAGTTGTTAACAACTACATCTACGTTTCCGCCATTACCGCCTGCTCGTACTCCAAGATTGCCGTTGCTATCACGCTTTAGGGGCATAATAGCTTCAGGGCCTGCTTCACCCATTAGTCCAGTACCTTGTGCAAACTTAAACAATGTAGGAGAGCTTACAATTGAATTAGTAAACATTCCGCCTTTGGCAAATGTTTTTAATCCAGTGTCGTATACTCCGCCTTTAGCATTATTATAAAAATCTGGATCGCCCATAGGACTAGGTCCAAATAATGATCCAATAGCTGGTCTAAACAAAGCGTACAATGCTTTTGATTGCATCTGAAGTTCTAATCTTAATATGCCTTCAACCATAGTACTAATAAGACTACTAAAACTAAGTTTTCCTGTTTTTGCAAACTCTACCATTACGTCTGCCATGTTATCAAAACTTTGTCTGAATACGTTTTCATACTGTGTTTGACGGTCTGCTAATGTTGCAGTAATATTTGCTGTTCTTAGTTTTGCTTGGAAGTCTCTTTCAGCTGCTTCGGTATCTAATGCAGCTCTAGACTGTATCATTTTATACTGTGCAAGCATTTCAGTAGATTCTTCCTCGCCAGATTCTCGAACTTTTCTAGAGTGCTCTAATTGTGCTAAGAATCGGGTTTTTTCAATATCTTTTAATTTCTGTGTTAAGTCTATTTGTGCTTGTTGAGTAGTTAGTAGTAAGGTTTGTGCTGCTGCTTGTTGCTCTGTTATTGCACCTCTTGAAGCTGAAAGACTTAAGTCTTCTTTTGCCAAGTTAATACTAGCAACGCTAGCATC